ACGAAAACAGTATGGATTCACTCAAAAATGAAATTCAAAGGATTACTGAATCATTAACAAAGTCTGAAATGAATTTGGATAAGAAAAGGATAAAGTTAACTACTCAGCTAGTAGCCTTAGAAAAAGCGGTTGAAATACTTAAAAATAAAGCATAAATAGTTGAAAGCTTTATCTAAAAGAATATAATTGGATTACTTATTTTATAAATGACCAGGCATTTTAACTCCTGGGTTCTTACGCACTCATGCGGGAAAATGAGCGATACTCATCGCAAAAGAGGGAACGACCGAAGACACACGGGTCAATCGTGTTAAACCACTGGAAGGTTTATAAATGGAAGAGAATCAAGTTACAGAAAGCCAACCTGTTACTGATGTTGTTGAGCATGAAGATGAAAAGATGGTTCCTCAATCTCATGTCAATAAAATCATTAAACAGAGAACCTATGACGCCATACAAGCAAAGCGCGAACTGGAAGAAAAACATCAAAAAGAGATAGAAGCCATTAAGGCTGCTGCTCAGCAACAAAGTCAGCGGAACGAACAAGTGCCGCGTGATTTAGATGCTAATGCTATCTACCAGCAAGTGCAGGAAAGATTTAATGAAGAAATGCGACAACGCCAACTCAAAGAAGAGATGGAACGTGTTGCAACGAGTTATCTTTCTAAAATGGCAAATGGTAAAAGTGCTTATGAGGACTTTGATGAGATTACCAAGGACTTTGACCCGACTGCGTTTCCTCAACTTACCTATTTAGTATCTGGTATAGACAATGCCGCTGATGTCATCTACGAACTTGCGCGTAATCCTTTAAAGCTCGCTGGACTTAATTCGCTCGCTAAAGAGACTCCTAAATTGGCCCAATCTGAATTATTAAAGTTATCAAGGTCGATAGCTGAAAATAGACAAGCTCAAGCTGATGAGAGTTCTTATAACGTCGCGTCTCCTCTTGACCGTTTACAAGCTTCCAGAATTTCGGGAAGCAACGACAAGATGAGTATTAGCGACTTAAGAAATCAACCGTGGCTTAAAGGATAACCTAATAAGCTTCGCCTAATATTTCTCCGTCGTTGCAAAACATTTTCTTATGAAAAGGGAGTTTTGCAATGCCTGCACCAACCAATATTTTACAACAAGTTATTACCTATAACCGTTCTAACTTAGCCTTACTATTAAACTCATTTTGCCTTATCAGCACCTCAAACAAGAAGTTCCAGAGGTTTAATGATGACATTCCTAAAAACTTAGGCGATACCGTAAGTTTTGATTTACCGCCTCGCTTTACGACCACTAATAGCTTGGTTGTGTCGTTTCAATCTGCTGTTCAGCGCGTACAACAGTTGACTGTAAACCAACAAGCTTCAACCGCTTATGAATTTACAGCACAGCAATTTATCTTCAATGTGCGTGACTACATGGATGTATTCGGTAAGTCCGCTATTGCTGAAATAGGAACCAAGGTTGAGTCAAATGTTGCTCAGCTTGCTGAAACCAATACGTTCAGATTCTATGGCGATGGTATTACTCCAATAAGCACTTATTTACAGTTGGCAAATGCTTTGGCATTTTTCCGTAACTTCGGTGCTGCAAAGGATAATACGAGAGGCTATTTATCTGACCTTACTTTCCCACAAATCGTTAACTCTGGTTTAAATCAATTTACGATTGATAAAAATAATCGAGAGATGATGAGTTGGGAAATTGGTAAGTTCTCAAATTGTGAGTGGTACCAGTCTAACCTTTTGAAAACTCACACCGCTGGAACAGAAGGAAATGCCGGCACTGTATTAACCGTTGTTAGCACTGTTACTAATGCTGATGGTGGCGTTATTCAGATAACCTTCAGTGGTACAAGTGCAGCTAGTGACGTCAACTCTGTTAAGGCTTATGACAAGTTCCAGTTCAGTGATGGCGTAGGTTCGTTCCCGAACTTAAGATTTTTGACCTTCATTGGCCATGAACCATCCCAGTGCCCAGTACAGTTCAGAGCTACAGCAGATGCGGCAAGTACAGGCGGCTCACAAGTGACAGTTGATATTTTCCCAGCTTTACAAGCTACTGCTGGTCAAAATCAAAACATCACAAGCCCAATACTGCCAGGTATGCAAGTTACTGTTCTGCCTAACCATCGTTGCGGTCTTATCATGGCTGGCAATCCGTTATTCCTTGCGATGCCAAAATTGCCAGAAGAAGTGCCATATCCAACATCAGTACAGCAAGACCCAGATAGTGGCGCATCTATTCGTCAATACTACGGTTCTCTCTTTGGTCAAAACCAACGCGGTATGGTTCATGACGTCATTTGGGGAAGCACCCTTGTTGATGAATACGCATTAATGGTTGCATTGCCAGAATAGTGAAACTTACAAACTAATTTAACGGAGTATAAAAATGTCTATCCCACAATCCCCTATCGTTAATGCAGGGCTTTTATATGTAAATGGGTTGGCAATTGCGAAAACTGCCGCCAAAGTCATCAGTATGACTTTGGGAGCAGCCCGTGATTCAACAAATACCAATGATATTATCCTGGACGCCACCAACCCTGATGTTAGTAGCGGCGTAATAAGTATTAACGGCGCTAATACGGGTGCCAATGGTGTTGATTTGGCGGCGATTGTTGCTAGTAGTTTCTATGCGGTTTATGCCATTGGAGATTCTACGGAGTACAACCCAACTGCTGGATTATTGTCGTTACAAACCACTACGCCTTACCTTCCCGACGGCTATGATATGTATCGTCGTGTTGGTTGGGTATTAACTGACGGTTCAGCCAATATCTTGCAATTTTGGCAATACGGAAAAGATGAAACACGTGATTACTACTACGATGTTGGTATTAGTGAGCTATCAGGTGGTTCGTCTACATCCTTTGCGGCTATTGACCTTGCAACGTCGGTACCTCCTATTGCAACTGAAGTATTATTCAACATTACATTTACACCAGATGGCGCAACCGAAGTGGCAGAGTTCTTGCCTTTTGGCTCTAGTGCTACGAATGGTATCGTCCAGTTTGGATGTGGTGTTGCAGCCGCTCAAGTTGGCATGGTGACGGTTCCATGTCGATTAGATTCCGGCGTACCAAAAGTGCTTTATAAGGTAGCATCAGGCGATACATTAACGGTATTAACTGCTGGTTATAAAGATTTTCTCTAAAAAAATCATGGCTGATTTGCGCATGGTGGCACTTTGTCACTATGCGCAGAGAAAGGAGTCATCATGGCCTATACAACCAATCAGTTAATTTCCAGTGCATATTATGCGGGCGGCGTTGTTTCTCGTGAATTTGAAACGGTTAGCGGTTCTCAAATTGGGGATGGCTTGACGTGGCTTAATAACATCTTAACTGAAAAAACAGTTGATGATGCCATGATACCGTATGAATCCACGTACAATAATACCTTTGTAACAGGCCAAGAAGTTTACTACATTGAAAATCTTATCAAGATAGATACGCTCGTTTTCTTTCTTGATGAAGTTCGATATGCCATGAACTACACGAAACGAAACCAATATTTTGGGGGTAGTCGTGTTGAGAACATCCAAACTTTACCTTTTGAGTGGTACTTTGAAAGACAATTTGGTGGCGGTAACTTACACATTTATTTTAAGCCAGACCGTAATTATCCTATGGAAATACACGGTATCTTCAGGCTTTCCTCTGTTTCATTAGGTCAAGATTTAAGTTTAACGCTGGATGAGTTTTATACGACTTATCTACACTACGCTTTAGCTGACAGGATTTGTTCAGAATATAACTTTGTAACGCCTGCCAATGTATTAAGACAATTAGGTAAATACGAAGCATTTATTACTAAAAAATCTCGTCTTCTTGACCTTCGTATTAATAAAACGTCCTCTCTCCAGAAACGCGGTAGCTTTAACTATGCCTTTGTTAACCTAGGCCATGGTTGGGTAAAGCCGAGCTAAGGAGGCACTATGCAAAATGGACAAATGCAACAAGTGCCAGTCAATGTGGTTGGAAGCTCTACATTTGGTAGGTATCCTAAGATTTCCTTAGAAAAAACCTACAATATGTTTATTTCAGACGATTGGCTTGTTAACTATGCAGGCTTTCAAAAAGTCACTGAAATATTAAATCGAGGAAATGGACGAGCACTTTATCATTCTGTAAGAGGTCAATTTTTAATTGCGGTCGTATCAACGTCTGTCTATAAATTGGGTGCTAATTTATCACCTCAGTTTATCGGTAACATCAACACAAGTTTCGGTGAAGTCTTTATAGACGAGAATTTATCCGAGCAAATTTGTATTGTCGATGGTCAAGCAGCTTATATTTACAATTACGGAAATAACACATTAACCGAACAAACATTAACGTTTTTGGGAAATCCTATCATTCCCAATTATGTGTGCTATCA